CCTAAACGATTCTCATAAACCTTAGTAGCGTTATAAAGAAACAGCCGACTTAAATCTATAGGTTTATTATTTCTATTGGCTAATAGCTCACAAGAACTAGCCACTCCGTTTGCTACACAACTTCCTATTGATCCTTGATTTTCTATTTCATAAACGTCTTCTCTCATATCTACAAAGCTAGGTAAATCTTCTGGTTTATAGGGAGAGCGATAAGGAATATCTCTTTGATCCGGTATAGAAGGAATTGTATTTGCTAAAACATATTTGATTTCTTCTGTCATAATTCTTCCTTATCTATTAATAGCTTGCACTTCTTTTTCTAAAAAATAATGTAATCCTTCTAATGAGGAGCAGCCTTCTTTTACTATCTTTTTAATAATAGGAATCTCATCTAAAGAAAAAACTTTATCTATTTCTTCTAAAGGTAAATGACTAAATTCAGATATTATATTTCCATCTCTTGCAATAAATACTCTAAACGAAACAAGATTCCCTTCTTCTTTATTGTTCATACTACCTCCTTAGTCTTCTAAACGCAGACTTTTAAATTGAACAGTTTCTATATTACCTTTGATGCCTCCTTTCATATAAGTAGTAGCTCTGCCTTCAAAAAAGTTTTGATGCTCTACTCCTAGTACATCATCTAACCAACCAAGCGGATTATCTTTTACTTCAAAATTAGGTTTTAAACCTAGCTGTAGTAAACGCCTGTCTGCTATATATCTAATGTACTCTTTCATTTCAGACTTAGTAAGTCCTTGAATGTCCCCCATTTCAAATACTAAATCTAAAAACTTATCTTCTAACTTAACCATTTCTCTGCAAGCTTGGTATATTTCTTTCTTAAAATCATCTGTCCAAAGATGTATATTCTCTTTCATAAATTCTCTAAAGAGATTAGTCATTGCTTCAACGTGTAGCGACTCATCTCTTATACTGTAAGTTACTATCTGTCCCATACCTTTCATCTTACCAAAGCGCGGGAAGTTTAAAAGAATTGCAAAGCTGCTAAAGAGTTGCAGTCCTTCAGTAAAGCCTGAATAGATTGCTAAATTTTTAGCTATGCTTTCTTTGTCAGATACTTTAAAAGGAACCGCGCTAATGTAGTCGTGCTTGTCGGCCATAGCTTCATATTCAGAGAAAGCTTTGTACTCTGTATCAGGCATATTTACAGTATCTAATAACAAGCTGTAAGCGTGTTGATGTATTGATTCCATGTTCGCAAAGGAAGACATCATCATCCTGGCTTCTGGTTTCTTAAAAGCTCTCATGTATTTATCTATATAACCAGACGCTACATCTACATCAGACTGCGTAAAGAGTCTGAATATCTGAGTCAATAAATTCTTTTCAGACTCCTCCATATCCTGCCAATCTTTAACATCATTGTGAAGTGGCACATCTTCAGGCAACCACATCATTTGATTCTGTTGCACGTAGTAATCAAACATCCATGGGTAATCAAAAGGTTTATAATAATCTCTTGTTCCTAATAAACTCATGTAGGTTCCTTCATTAAATTAGTTATTGATTCAAAATCATTTTTTACATTAGTTAATTTGTTGTGTAAATACATGGCACACCAACATCCTAAGACTGCTCCTGTTGCAAGCTTCCATACTAAGTCCCAACTAGCGCCTAGTTGTACTATGTTAATAATTATATATACTTCTGTAAAGGCCATAGCCAAGCTAAATACAGGTACAAATAAATAATTATTAAATGCAACATTGCGCTGTTGAAAAGCTTTAACAAATACAGAAATATAACTAGCTATTATTAAGTCCATCAAACTCTGCTCCTACTTCTGCTATAATTTCCCAGTATCTTGTAACCATTCCTTTTGGAATTACCATCACGGCATTAACATACTCTTCATCCTTTTTGCTGTGGTAACGATCAGTAGATAATATAATTTCATTATCATTATCCGCTACTAAATAACCTACGCTTGATCTAAGCACAGGTTTTAATTTTCTAGCATCAGATATAAGATGATCCTCAGTATCTATCCAAGCATCTTCCCATTCAACCTGCATGATGCAACCTAATAGTGCATCATGGTGCGGATTATTTGGTTTATCCTTCACAACTTATACACCCCTCTTCCTCTAAATTAATTTTAGGTATTTTAATATTAACATTCTCTGTACTACGGGCAGCGTTAGAGCGTAAGTAGTATAAAGATTTAAGTCTATGTATACCCGCCCAATGTATATCATTTAAATATTGCAAAAAATCATTATGAGTTTCTTGATCTGCTTCTATAGGTGGAGATTTAAAAAATAAATTAACACTTTGACTTTGACATATATACTCTTGACGCATAGCAGCGTGTTCTATAATCCATATTTGATTTATCTCTGGTGCTGTTTTAAATATTTCTTTTTGTTCATCAGACAGTATATCTAAATGTTGAACTGATCCTTCATGGGCTGCTATATCTTTCCAGATTTCATCACGTTTCTTTTTAGTAGACACAAGCTCATACAATAAGTCATCAAGATGTTTGTTCTTAACTTTAAAACTTCCAGATAATGTTTTGTGTGTATAAACATTAGCTCTATTAGGTTCTATAGAAGGGCTAGTAGCACCACATATAATAGAACTAGAAGCATTAGGAGCTACGGCAAGCAGATGTGCGTTACGTTTACCACTACCTTTCATGTCAGGAGCCTCGCCCCGTTCTTCTCCTAGTTGTCTTGTGGTTTTGTCGGCTCTGTCTTTTATAAGAGAAAAAGCTTTGTTGTTAAAACTTGCAGCATACATACTTTCAAAAGGTATATTATTTTTTTGTAAGTAACTATGGAAACCCATTGCCCCTAAACCAATAGACCTTTCTCTCATAGCTGAAAAAGCTGCCTTAGAATATCCAGGTTTATCTCCAACTAAATCAATAAAGTTTTCTAGTACATTGTCTAGCATAGTAATTAAATCAGATATAAAGTTATCTTCTTTAGACCACTCATCAAAGTACTCTAAGTTCACACTGGATAAACAGCAAACCGCTGTTCTGTTCTCATCAGTTGGTAAAGTTATTTCAGAACATAAATTACTTTGCTTTATTGTTAAGCCCAGTTTCTTTTGTTCTTCTGGCAAAGCATCATTACAATTATCTATGTTAATTAAATAAGGCTCACCAGTTTCCATTCGGGTCTGTATTATTTGAAACCATAAGTCTCTTGCTTGTACAATCTTTACTGCTGTATTAGTTTTAGGGTCTATCAATCTCCACTCATCATCTTCTGCTACAGCATTTAAAAATTCATTAGTAATATTAATTGCATTGTGTAGATTCAAACACTTCCTATTTAAATCACCGCCCGTAGTCTTACGCATATTAATAAACTCTTCTACTTCTGGGTGTGATATATTTATATAAGCGGCATAGCTTCCTCTTCTAGTTACGCCTTGGTTAAAAGCTAACATCTGAGAGTCTACAACGTGCATGAATGGTATAGATCCAGTACTCCTACTACCGTTAGAAGTATCCACGCCATTGCTGCGAATATCACCCCAATGTCCACCGATGCCTCCACCTCCACTTGCAAGCCAAATGTTCTCATCATAGTGAGCAGATAAACCATCCCTAGAGTCAGGTACATAATTAAGAAAACAACTGATAGGTAGACCCCTACTTGTACCCCCATTAGAAAGTATAGGAGTACTGAAGCTAAACCAATGATTACTAGCGTACTCGTAAAGCCTCTGTCCAAGATTAAAGTCAGTATGTCCTTTATAAGTCGCACCAAAAATAGCGGCCCTCGCAAAAGCTTGTTGAGCATGAGTTTCACCTTCCCACAAATATCTATCTGTTATAGTTTCTTTAGAAAAAGAATTTAATAAATTTTCTTTTTCATAGTTAATATGAATACCTAAATATGGCTGAACACCTATCTTCTCAGTCATTGACTTGCTTCTCCTTACGTTTAACTTTTTGTTTTTTAGGCTTAGATTTTTCTTGCTTTCTTTTTCTGTTGTACCTTTCGGTTCTTTCTAATTTACGATCCCACATCTTCCGTTACCTTAGAAATAAGTTTGTCTAAGTACCACCGGGCTTTTTGTAAATCTTTTATGTTATCTTTGTATCTAAATCTCCACACATATTTCAACACATTATTACGCAAGTAACCTTCAAACTCTTCCTTAGTTGAGGCCGCTTCAATAGCATCAATACATTCTATATTACCTTTGTTGTAATGTGCCGGACTAGAAACATCATTACTACGGTTCTTTAATTTTTGATGTACTCTATCCCACTCTTCTGGCGTTGCATTATCAATACTCATGGTGTCTCCTACTCACTTTCAATGTTTAAAGTATTATCTTTACGGTAGTTTATATCTACCCATTCGCTTGGTAAAGAGTCTTCACTGTACCACTTAAATCCGTTTGCTGATGCCCATTCTCCATGACTTCTTTTTGTACCGTCCTTTCTTCTCTTAGCTTGTGGCATAGGAGCAGAAGGATTGGCAAACAAAAAAACTAATTCTGTATTAGGAGGCAATGCTTTTTTAACCCATACATATTTACTGTATTCGGCAAAGTCCCAGAACCTCCCTTTAGCTTCTAGCAAAATTATTGTTTTGTTTATAATCTTAACAAAGTCAGGTTCATAAACGTGCTCAATTATATAAGCTACTTCTTTAGTATGGTGCTTCCATTGTTTTAACAGCCCATTATGAAGCTCATGTTCCCAATTAGAATCATAACTAGGCGGCACATTCTTTTCTTTAGGACGTTTAATCCTGGGCTTTCTATATCCCTTACGAATTTTTTTGTTCAATGTCCTTTAACCTCACTGTGGTAACGTCCATGTTAGTCCTTCTTACTAAGGTTTTTATTTTCTTAACTGTCCACTTAAAAGAGTAAGCACTTAAAAATATTTGATTGTTAGAGAAGAGGTGTGTTTGCTTGGAGAGATATGAAAGGATATTATTTTCATTTACATCTTTTGATTCTTTTTCAGATACTAAAGTTTTAAACCACTCAACTAGAACAGTTTTAGATTGTCTCCGTATCTGTTTGCAAAGCTTGGAATTCATGATCTACCTCCTGTACTTTAGGTTGTGCTACTACTTTAGTCAAGAAAGCATAACCCTTAGAATATTGAAACACCCGTAATCCTTTACCGTTATTAGAGTCTTCAAAGCATTCAAACTTATAAGGACACCAAGCACAGTTCTTATGTATCTTTTCATTGCCCTTTGTACCATCAGCTACAGGTTTAAAACAAAGGTCAGCCGGAGGCGTATTCTTTTTAAGGGCTTTCTTTATATTTTTTATCTTACTTCTGATGTTTGGTTTATCTAAATCTTCTGGTTGGTAGAAACATAGCTCACCGTTTTCTTTATTGATAACTAATAAACCACCATTGCTTGTACCTTCAGACTCTTCATACCCTGCAAGCTGTCCCAAGTAACCAAAGGGATCATCATCTCTGAGTGTTCCGTTTTTAAATTTACTAAAGGCAAAGCCTGATGCAGTTTTAATATCAACAACTTCATCGTCAATGATACAGTCTATGTGGCCTGATACACTATCTACCACCACTTCTTTTTGTTCTCCAGTTAAGTCGTGACCAGACATAGTTACAAAAAGTTTTACTAGTTCTTCTAGCATATGACCATACAAGAACTTAATTTGAGTAGGACTATCTGTTGTTCAGATATATCTAAGGCTTGGCCGTCTGATAAAGGCTCTATGGTTTTGTATATATCTTCAATCAGATTGTTCATTTCTATGCTCCACAAAACTTAATTTTCTGGTGTCTGCGTTATATGCTAACAAACGTACTCCCCCTTTTATTTGGGCTGCTGTTCTAGCGCGAGACATTTCATTTTTTTTATGCTTACTATTTCTTGAAGTTTTAACATCTATAAGAATAGTTTCCTGTGTATTAGGATTCCAAGCTATCATGTCAATTAGACCATCACTTCCGGCATTAGTAAAAACTTCATAGCCTTCATCCCATAGCCAAGTAACAGCATAATATTCTGATAAGTCTCCTATTCTATTGCTGGATTGTTTAATGTGTTTCACTCCAATTATCT